TCCACGCTGGCCTGAGTATATCGCAGCCAAGGATGCCTACCCTAAGAAGACATGCCTGTGGACAGGTAACGGCTTTGTGATGCCATGGACTGACCCAGTTCAACCTGAGCAGGGGTACAGCAAGCAACACAAAAAGCTAGGTGGTAAGTCACAACGTACAAAGGATATACGATCAGCCACACCCCGTGGCTTTGCTAAGGCAGTCTATGAGTTTAACAGCCAATCAGTAGAGGAGATGGCATAAATGACACACTTCCAGGATTACTTTTTAAACTTATTGTAATGCACAACTAATGGGCCTAGGTATGGGTCACACACAAAGGAGAGTAAGACATGACCAAGACAATAACAAAGATGAATGACTTAGGCTGTGGCTGGACAGGTATGCTATACAGTGATGGCACAATGCGACTATACTCCAGTCATCTGCCCCCGAGCCGCTGCGTTGATCTGCCCAAGGCAAGTGTCGATACGTTATCTCGTATCTTTAAAGAGATCCAAGGGGACATTCCCTATACTAGTAACGGTAAGGAGGCATAACAAATGTATACGATAGAGCTAACATCAAGCCAGATGCTGATGATGAAAACCATTATTGAAAACGACATGTTTTGTTCTGAACAGGACATGCCTGACTACAAGGATGAAGAGTATCTGTTGTACTTCCTTGATCGGTGCCAAGTGTACAACCAAGTATTAGAGGAGCTAAGCACATGATCCGCATCATACTGTCCAGCAAGAAGACTAACAAAGAGATATGCTATCACACTGTGCAGCGCATGGATGAAGCAGAACGTCATGCGGAAGTGTATAGCCGCATGGAAGGTATCAAAGTAGAAGTGTTGCAGGATTGCAACGTGATATAATGGTAACATTGACGCAGCTAAACATAACGACTAACCTACATATGTCTAACACAGGAGAGACAGACATGACTAACACACAAAACTCTAAGATCATCACACACCTTCGTGCTACCAAGGGTCTGACCCAGCGTGAGGCTATGCTGGACTACAGTATTCAGTCATTCACTAAGCGTATCTCTGAGCTACGCAAGTCAGGGTATCGCATTGATGGCGTTAAGGGTAAGCACCCTGTGACTGGTCAGCAGTACACACGCTACGTTCTGATTGATGAAACTAGTGGAGCGTAAGGGTAAATACATAGGGTATGATGGTGATGGGAGAGTTGTCATCATATCCTCTAACAAAAGTATAGTAATTCAATACCTTAAAGAGAGAGAACAATGACTAAGAAGATAATCAAAACAGAACTAACTCGTGACGAAGTACTTAAACTACTGGAAGTATACACCTGTATGGACAGCATGGTGGATGACACAATGGAGATGATGGACGTGCGACTGTCGCAACTCAGTGATCTGCGAGATAAGGCTTATGCGTTGAAACATATGTTTGACTTCCGTCCGACTGTAAAGGATGATGGTAACCCTAACCACTGGAAGCCATATGTATTGCCTGATGATCCAACCGCTTGGTACTACGAAGGAGACAGCTAATGATTGCAAGTAAAGCCATAAAAGTATACGCCAGTGTAGGCCAACCTGATGGTGAGTATGTCACTACAGTGTTCACCCCTCACGATGCTATCCAGGCTCGTACTAAACTGTTCAAGCGCACAGGTGTTCGCCGTGTCATATTCAAGACAGCAGCAGAGAAAGAGCTTGTCTCATACAACAATGACAGGGTATCAAAACTATGATAAGAAACTTATTTGCATTATATATACTGTGGCCTTTCATAGCATTGCTACTGATATATGTATGCTAATACTAATGGCCCACACGATGATTGTACACATTGGGTGGGCTACTTACCTAAGTAGGAGAGAGAGAATGAGAATACCTAACAGCAAAGACACACTAGGAAAACTACTATCATACTACCTCAAAAGTGCTGCCTTTGCTAAACTCAAAGGTAGAACTCAGAAGAGTTATGAGGCTCACCTAAACAATGTAAGTAATACATTCGTGGGCAGTCGTAAGTTGAAAAACTTTATAATCGAAGACATCAAGCCTAGCCACCTAAACAATGCCTATGAGCAGTGGCTAAGCAGCGGTACTCGTACTGCTAACTATCGAAAGTCTAGCCTGAGTGCAGCTTGGAATTATGGTATGCGTAATGACATCATGGATAACAATCCTGTTAGTCGCATAAAGACACAAGCAGACAGTCAGCGCAGCGTGAAGTGGAGCAAGGATCAAGTCAAGACATTCCTGAGTACAGGATATTCAGATATGCGCTGGCGTAGTATTACTCTGATTGTACACATGGCATATGACTGGGGTCAACGTGTAGGTGATATGCGTACACTCACATGGGATAAGTTAGACCTATCAGAGTGCCGCCTAGATATTACACAGTCTAAGCGTGGAGCAGAGGTACACCTACCAATCAGTGCGGGGCTTTGCCGTATGCTACAACAACAGAAGGAAGATTTCGGATTCCAGGATTGTGTTGCACCTAGAGTTTATCCTAGAGCAGGGGCTTATACACCCTATGATATTGAAGAAGTATCTTACTATATCAATGAGGTACTAGCAGAAGCTAACCTACCTAGCCACCTCACTGCTATGGACTTACGGCGTACAGCTGTGACAGAGATGATGGAGGCTGGTGTTGACCTTGCAGGTATCATGCAGGTAACAGGACATAAGAGTGTCAACAGTGTGAAGCCTTACATGGTTAATACATTCAGTGGTGCATCCAAGGCACTAGCAGCGAGAGGTAATGATGATGAACATTCGTAAATACCTCGACAGCCTAGACCTACGTGAGGATGAGAGTAGACGCATGAACTGCCCCTCATGCCACAGTAAAAACACATTCACTGTCACTAAAGAGATGGGACAGATCAAATACAACTGTTACAAGTTAGACTGTAGCATAGGTGGATACCACCACACTGACCTCACAGCAGCAGAGATAAAGATACTCATGGCTAAACAGGAGAAGCCTATACAGTTAGAGCCTGAGACTATGGAGATACCTGAGTATGTCGTACAGCCTACAGCAGAGCATGACAAGTTTCACAGGTTCACACGGCGCTGGGGTATTGTAGACAGGCGGCTACTCTATGACGTTAAGGATGAACGTGTTGTGTTCCCGATACACTACAAGGGACGCATTGTTGACGCTAACGGTAGGGCTGTAGGCGAGAAGCTGCCTAAGTGGTATCGCTACACAGGTAAGGCTGACTACTACACGATAGGGACGGGTAGCAATCTACTTGTACTGGAGGATTGTGTCTCTGCTATGGTTGCTTACCAAGAGCTTCCCAATGTTACAGCTATGGCTATCCTTGGCACAGCTTTGACATCTGCACACATGAATAAAATAAGTCAGTATGATAATGTCATAGTAGCACTAGATCCTGATGCTGCACACAAGACCTTGCAGTTCAGCAGAGAAATAACACTATGGACAAATGCAAATAGTACAGCCTTTAGGCTTGACGATGACATCAAGTATAGGCTAACTGGTGACCTAGAGAGATTAAAGGAGTTATTATCGTGAATGATCTAAAAGATTTCCTCAAAGATATGGGACTAGAGAGTGTCCACCCTAAGCCCAGCGCAAACAAGCCTGACTATATGCAGCCAGGATATTATGTAGATCCACGAGATGCTAACGGAGAGGTACCCTTCTAATGAAACTAATGTTCTTACTTATATGGTTTAACGCTGTGCCAGAGCAGGGTGTTAGGTATCATCACCTTGGCACATTCGACAATGAAACAAAGTGCATGACAGAGCTTCGTATTGCCTCTGTTCTAGTCAACGATAAACAAGAGACCTTAGAGTGTATTGGAGTACGCATCAATGATTAAAGCAACATACGTTGACCACATGGGTACAGATCTGACAGTAGCTAACGCAGCACGGGTCAGCTTTGGAAAGACAAGTGAGATGGAAGACGATCCTTGGGGGCCACCAGTACTAAAAGGTAAAGACGATAAGCTGATCCGCTACCTTGCCAAGCACAAGCACATCAGTCCATTCGGTCACTGCTTCGCATCGTTTCACATCAAGGCACCAGTGTTCGTAGCACGTCAGTTAGTCAAGCATAAGTTCTTGAGATGGAACGAAATATCCAGGCGTTATGTTAAAGATGAGCCAGAGTTTTACCAACCTAAGCTACGTTCTGCCGCCAAAGATAAGAAGCAGGGTAGTGGTGACCCTCTGATACTTAGCATACAGCAGGATGAAGTGATCAAACAGGTTCACATTCAAGCGGATAAGCAGTACAGATACCTACTACAGACAGGCGTTTGTGAGGAACAAGCAAGGGGTATCCTTCCTCTGAACCACATGACGGAGTGGTACTGGTCAGGTAGTCTTGACGCCTTCGCTGATATGTGTAACTTACGCTGCAAGTCTGATACTCAGTCAGAGACACGAGAGGTAGCACGACAAATAGATCATAAGATGATTGAACTATTCCCTGTGTCGTGGGATGCACTAACGGAGGATGATGATGACTGATAATGAGTGGCCTTTAGAGGCAGACTTTAGTGACATCAGACCTATGACACCAGAGGAACGTAAAGCGGCACAGGAACGTGACGAAAGGAATGGTAAGAGTAATGATAAAGAGCCAGTGGAAGAAGCTAGTAGCAGCAGAGCAAGCATACAAGGATAGCGTAATGAGAGATCACGAGTTCAGTAACACAGTATTAGCAGAGCATACAGCAGACATCGTGAATGAACCTAAGCACTATGCACGGTGGGCCATTGAGCCTATCACATACATCATGCGTAATGGCTTTGACTTCTGGCGTGGCAACATTATTAAGTATGCCAGTCGTGCAGGTTACAAGATGTACGAGGGTAAGACGCAGGTAGAAAGTGAGATCATTGACTTAGAGAAAGTTCAACGCTATTGTCAGATGCGTATCAATCAACTTAATGGAGAAGATAAGCTATGATACCTATAGGTCAACTAAGATTGTTACTCACTAAGGCGGGGCTAGAGTATGTTATCACTCGTGTTGAGGGTAACGTAGCACACGTCAACATTCTTGTAGCGGAGCAACCCGATGTACACAGTTGAGTTTGAATCAGATGCAGCAGTAATCACAACACTAGATCAAAGTGATATGTATGAAGATGTTGAGGTTATCTTGGGTGATGGAGGTGATGTGTACATCAGACAGTATGAACCAGACATGGATTCATACCAGCTAATACTCATGAGCGCACAGCAGTGGATAGACTTGATGGCTGCATACAAAAGCAAGGAAGGGGCGTACTACTTGGAGGTGAGACATGAGTGATGAGGGAATGTATTTCTTGGGTGGTGCTTTTGCAGTTTATGTGTTAGCACTTCCCTTATTCTATCATATGGTAGAGCCAGAAGATCCTGAGGAGAATACTTCTGGCCCTATCAAGTTCGCCTTCCTGTGGCCTCTGATTGCACTGGAAGTAATATACCGTATCTTTGTAGGAGAGAGAAACAATGATGGAACTGGCACTAATTAAGACGTTACTTAGTCGTGACTTCTATGAACAACACAAGGGTATACGTTGCCCAGACAAAATCTTTACCAAGGATGTGCGTAAGATCAAACAGGCACTAGATGCAGCGATGCGTACATATGATGGTGATCTTAATACATCAGACTTAGAGGCTTTGTTCTACTCTCAGAACCAGACAATGACTACTGCCACTAAGACTGCCTACTCTGATCTCTTCCGTAAGATAGACAGAGAGAGCACTATCAAGGAAGAGATTGCTACAGATGTTCTTGGCAAGATGTTTCAACAGTATGTAGGTGAGCAGGTAGCCAACCTTGGCTTTGACTTTGTTAACGGCACACAGACCAGCCTAGAACCTCTTAGACGTATGCTAGAGAACTACAAGGATGACTTCACACCTAACCTTCGCATTGAGTGGGAAGACATCAGTATCGACACGCTACTCAAGGCAAACGATCTGCAGACGCAGTGGAAGTTCAATATACCAAGTCTACGCCGTAAGGTAGAGGGTGTGAGTGGTGGTCACCTATTACTTGTAGGCGCACGGCCTAACACAGGTAAGACATCCTTCCATGCTTCACTGATTGCAGGGCCAGAGGGCTGGGCAAGGCAGGGTGCTAAGTGTGTAGTGCTATGTAATGAGGAGGCGTATGAGCGTGTAGGAGCACGTTACCTTAGCGCAGCCTCTAACATGTCTATGGATGAGGTTAAGGCTAACGTATCCCTCGCACGTAGCCGCTACGAGCCTGTCAGAACTAATATCCGCATCAAGGATAGCACCAACAAGGATATGCAGTGGGTTGAGTCTCTCGTTAAACAAGAGAAGCCTGACATATTGATCTTGGACATGGGTGACAAGTTTGCTAGTAAGACTAGTGATAAGTCCGATGTGTACCTAAAAGATGCAGCTATCTATGCTCGTAACATCGCTAAGCAATACAACTGTTGTGTTGTATGGATGTCACAGTTAAGTGCTGTAGCAGAGGGTAAGGTTTATGTAGACCAGTCCATGATGGAAGGCAGTAAGACAGGTAAAGCAGCAGAGGCAGACCTAATGGTTCTGATCTCTAAGAACCCCATTGTAGAGGGTGCCGATGAGGAAGACACACAACGACACTTGAATATAGCTAAGAATAAGCTTAAGGGTGGTTGGCATGGTGTTGTACACTGTGAGTTAGACGGGGCGAGATCACTATATACAGCCTAGAGGAGAGAGAGATGAGACTTGTATTAGACGTTGAGAACACAACAAACAAACGTAGGGAGAAGCTACACTTAGATCCCTATGAGGAGGGTAACTTCCTTGTGCAAGTCGGTATGCAGAATGCAGACAATGACAAAGAGTTACACATTGTAACATTAGATCACGTTGAGAAGAAGGACACCAGTGGCGCTGGGCGTAAGCTAGTTCAGCAAGTCTTAGATATGACTACTCTTCTAATCATGCACAATGCGCAGCACGATCTCATGTGGCTGTGGGAGTGTGGTTTCAAGTATGACGGGGATGTTTATGACACTATGCTCGCAGAGTATATCTTACTGCGCGGTCAGAAGGAGCCACTAAGCCTAGAGGCCTGTGCAGAACGTAGAAACCTTAACGCTCAGAAGGATGACACTCTCAAGCGTTACTTTAAGGAGGGTTATAACACCAATGAGATTCCTCTCAGTGAGCTTAGCTTTTATCTTAGGTGTGATCTCGACACAACTCGTGAGCTGTTCCACAGCATCGAAGCAGACTACAGTGAACCCGAAAGCGAGTCCCTACACACCATCAGAGATGTCACCTTCCGTACCTGTAAAACCCTTACCAGAATGTATATGTCAGGAATCAGGGTGGATCGAACAGCCCTAGAAGGTGTGCGTTTAGAGTTTGAGCGTGAGAAGGCAGACATTGAGGATCGACTACAACACAAGGTACGTGAGATCATGGGTGACACACCTATCAATCTTAACTCACCAGAGCAGATGTCTCAGGTTGTCTTCTCTCGTAAGATTAACAACAAGAAGGAGTGGGCTGACCTGTTTGAGTATGTGAGTAGTGCTAAAGAGTTTAAGCAGGCAGTAGATGCAAACAGTACTATCATAAAACGTACCAAGGCTTTTACATGCCCTACATGTTCTGGCACAGGTAAGACGTACAAGATAAAGAAGGATGGCACTAAGTTTGCCAAGCCTAATAAATGCAAGGAATGTGATTCTCGTGGCTACGGTCTCAAAGAGCTTAACCACATTGCAGGTCTAGGCTTTGGTGCGCCAAGCAAAAAGTGGGTTAGTGCCAATGGCTTTAGTACAGGAAAGGATAACCTAGATGTACTTGTGGGTACTGCTAAAACGAACAACATGGACGCTGCTGTTGAGTTTCTTACTGACCTTAAGCGTCTTTCTGCTGTTAGTAGCTACCTCTCTAGTTTTGTGGAGGGTATCGACACATTTACCAAGTCAGACGGATTCCTGCATGTTGGACTCACTCAGCACATCACCAGTACAGGTAGATTTTCTGGACGAAACCCCAACATGCAAAACATGCCTAGGGGCGGCACGTTTCCCGTAAAGCGTGTATTTGTATCTCGCTGGGAGGATGGCTATATTTGTGAGGCTGACTTTGCACAGCTAGAGTTTCGCACGGCTGCGTTCCTAGCTCAGGATGAAGTTGCTATGGAAGAGATTGCTACAGGGTTTGACGTACACAGTTACACTGCACAGGTTATCACTGATGCAGGACAGCCTACGTCACGCCAAGAAGCAAAGGCTCATACGTTTGCACCCCTCTTTGGGGCTACAGGGTATGGCAGATCTAAGGCTGAAGAAGCTTATTACATTCACTTCACTGAGAAGTATGAGGGTGTAGCTAAGTGGCATAAGAGCTTAGCTGATGAAGCAGTGAGGTTCAATAAGATTACCAATGTATCAGGGCGTCAGTATGCGTTTCCTGATGTTAAGCGCAACAAACGTGGCGGGGTATCACACTTCACTATGATTAAGAACTATCCAGTGCAGGGTTTTGCTACTGGTGATGTTGTTCCTGTTGTGCTTATCGAACTAGAGGAGAGGTTGAAAGGTCTACGCTCTTGCTTAGTGAACACTGTTCATGACTCAACTGTTATAGACATTCACCCAGAGGAGAAGGAGACTGTGCTACAGATTATTGAAGACATGAATGAGGGCTTGACAGACCTAATAGAACAAGCCTATAACGTTAAGATGAATGTGCCTCTATTATTAGAATCAAAAATCGGGCCGAATTGGCTTGACGTGAAGGATATATGAGGTATAACTAAGACTCTTTTTGACTGTAATAAAGGATATACAGATGAGTACAGAACTATCAACAACAGGTTCGTCAAACCCACTAGCAGAGCTTATGGGTGAACCTAAACCAGCAACACAATCACGGTCATCTCTGGCTCGTGTTAACGTGTTAAGCACAGCTATTAAAGGCGAGATTGAGCTTGGCGGTAAGAAAATTAAGACAGATGTTGTACCTGTAGGGTCTTACAAGATCACGCTGGGTGAAGATGTTTTCTACGCTGAGAGTGTAGAGGTACGTCTGTTAGCGGATCGTTACCAGTTTCAGCGGTGGAACTCCTCCACTAATGAAATGGAGAAAACTGTTATGAGTAGGTCTACTAATACAGACTTACAAGACAGTGTAGGTGGATACAATCTTGGACGCCCCTCAGGTTACATCGAGGATTGGAATGCTCTTCCAGAGGCTACTAAGGATATTATCCGAAACGCCAAGCGAGTTAAGATCTTCATGGGTACTCTCACAGTTAATACACCCCTTGATGATACGGGTACACCCATCTCTGGTGAGTACGTAGATATTCCATTCGTAATGGACGTTAAGAACAATGACAGTCTCAGGAGCATAGCAGCTACACAGAAGGCTATTGATCGTAAGAACGGTCTTCCTTATATGTCTAAGATTACACTTACTGGTGCAGAAGGGTCTATCCCTACAGGTGCTACCTTTGGGTATATACTTTCTTCTGTGGGAGACAATGTCACGCCATCAGATGAGGATACTTCCTACATGCAACAGGTGGCATCCGACTTCTTGGATTACATTCACTACTCAAACGGTAAGATCCTAGATCTACACAATGAGCGTTCTAACACGAGTATGAGTGCAGAAGATGCTGACCTTGTAGGTTCTATCATCAACGTAGAAGAGGCGGCATACTAATGAATCACCCTGCAGAAATAGCTGTTTTCTCTTTCTTGCAGAAGGCTATGGCAGGTGAGACTACTATGACAGAGGGGGTGGCTAAACAAGTCGCCTCCGATGTTGAGGCTGCTTTGTACAAGCAGTTCTCAGGTGGCCCACGTGATGCTTTCCGTTTACGGATGTCTAATATCGGTAGACCAAAGTGTCAGCTATGGTTTGACAAGAATGATCCAGAAGACAAGACACCCTTTCCTCCACACTTCCTGATGAACATGATCCTAGGCGACATAGTCGAGGCTGTGTTCAAAGGTATACTGCGTTCAGCAGGTGTAGAGTTTAAGGATAACGAGAAGGTAACACTCAAGTTACCACACGGTCAACAGATCAAGGGTGAGTATGACATGGAGATGGACGGGCGCATTGATGATGTTAAGTCTGCCTCACCTTGGTCATACGACAACAAGTTTGCATCCTTTGGTTCTCTTGCTTACAAGGATGGCTTTGGCTATGTATCACAGCTTGTGGGCTACGCAGAGGCCGCTGGAAAGGATGTAGGTGGTTGGTGGGTAGTCAACAAAGCAAACGGTAAGTTTAAGTATGTAGACGCCTCTGAGGACGTAGACAGGGAAGCAGTCCTAGCCGACATCCAAGCTACCGTAGACTACATCGACAATGACGAACCGTTTGAGCGTTGCTTTGAGCCAGTAGAAGAGTCCTTCTATCGTAAGAAGACAGGCAACTGGATCTTACCTGATGACTGTAAGTTCTGTAGCTTTAAGCACAAGTGTCATGACAGCTTTGATTCACGTCCTAGCATCCCTAGCAAGTCAAAGAATCCACAGATAGTTGACTACACTTACATTGCACCTGAGTACTTAGATGAACAGGAAGCATAACTCTCGCATGTATCGCAGTGGTCTTGAAGTAGAGGCTGCTGCTTACCTCAAAGACAGACAAAAGAAAGTAGCATACGAAGAGCTAAAGATTGAATGGGAAGATCTAAAGTATCGCACTTACACACCTGACTTTGAGTTAGACAATGGTATCATTATTGAGACAAAGGGCATCTTCTCAGCTGCAGATCGTAGGAAGCACATTGAGATACAGCGACAGCATCCAGGCTTGGATATTAGATTTGTATTCAGTAATGCTAGATCACGTCTTTACAAGGGAGCCAAGAGTAGGTATTGCGATTGGTGTGACCAGAAAGGCTTTAAGTGGGCTAACCGTGTCATACCAGAAGAATGGCTAAAAGAGAAAGGCTCTCGCATGAAAGAGCAACGCCTCAAAGTTAAAAGGAGAACGTAATGGCCTACGAGATTAAACCTGGTGATGTAGCTATAGTATTATCCCCTGTGATTGAAGATGGTGAGTGGAACGGTAACATTAAGACAGGTATGGTGTTTGGTTCTGCTGGTTCTGAGGAAGGTATGAGGGCTGCACTAGATGAGGCACTTACTATGTCTGCAGCACAGAAATTCCTAGAGATATACCCTGATGCTTGGGATGACTTCTCTGATATAAGGTCTGATATAATGCAGGCCATGTTCCCTGAGGAGTTTCATGAAGCAGAAGTAGAGCTAGAAGAGTTACAAGAAGTCTCTGTAGAGGGTAATGTTTACACGTTAGGCCGCTGGACTAAAACAGAGGGTAACGCATGAAGAAGTTTAGCGTTACCTTTGTTGCGAAGGTAGATGATAACAACAACATACTATCATCATACGAAGAGAACCACGAACAAGATATTTACGACTTAATAACAGATGTTATTTACGATGTAGATGACGTGGAAATAGAGAACTTAAATGTTAGGGAGAGAACATGATTACACAGGAAGACATTGACGCCTTTGCGGATATGATGGATGTTAGTCCTCAGGATTATTCGTACTGGGTAGAGGGTAAGATCGTCACAGAGGGCGAGACCCGCTTAGTTGAAAACACACTAGGCTTAGTAGGTGAAGCAGGTGAGGTAGCAGAGAAGATCAAGAAGATGCTGCGTGACTCCAATAAAGTCTCAGCAGATGAGATTGTAAAAGAGTTAGGTGACGTTGTGTTCTATGCTACAGCCCTAGCTAACTACTTTAACAGTGACCTCACAGAGGTGCTACAAGTTAACATGGATAAACTAAACAGCCGTGCTAAGCGTGGCGTTATTAAAGGATCAGGTGACAACCGATGAGTAACCAATTAGCAACCGATTATCAATCATTCATTCACAAGTCACGCTATGCTAAATACTTTGATGGTCAAGGCCGTGAGTCATGGGGCAGCACAGTAGGCCGCTACATGGACAATGTAGTACGCCGTGTTACAGGTGATAACTCTTACATTGATGATATTGAGCAGGCTATTCTAGGCCAAGAGATCATGCCATCCATGAGAGCTATGATGACAGCTGGCCCAGCATTAGATCGTGACAACACTGCAGGCTACAACTGTAGCTACCTACCCGTAGATGACCCTAAGTCCTTCGATGAGGCTATGTACATTCTCCTCTGCGGGACTGGTGTCGGGTTCTCCGTTG